GATATGGTATAACCACGTTCAAAGGCGAATTTACGAACATAAGGAATTAAACCAGTATAAACTGTCTTACGAAGTAAATCATAAAGACGTGTTTTACCATCCCATATACGTGCTCTGTATTGTGGTGTGAAGTGGGCTCCTGGAACGTAAAATGTAAAATATTCGGAAATTTCTTTTTCTATACCTAAATCTTCTGAGAATACACGAACGTGTGTTTCAGTATAGTTTTCAATTGTAATTTGGGATTTATTATCTTCGGACATTAAGCACCACTAACGAACTTTTTCCACTCTAATGAATTCCTTATAATCCAATCTCGTGACTTGATCTGTTGTAATATAGATTCAAGAAGTTCTTGTATGCTCGATAGATACTCAATTTTAAGTTTGGCTTTAATTAAATCAGCGTCACCATTTAGAAATTCATCCATTTCATTTCTTAATGGCTTTATGCCTTGCCATTGTTCCCAACCAGCAAGTTCTAATTCACCCTTAGTCATTTCACCACGATAATATCTAAATTTCTTTACACGCATACTATTATATTCAGATTGTGCTGATGTAATACGATGTTTATATGAAATGAGTAGGTTTAAATATTTTGAATGTAAGACTGGTGTACGAACAGATTCTCGATCTAAATGATTATCGTCTATAATACAGTCTTGTTTCCAATTTTCTTGTATTTCTTCAAGTGTCATAATTCATATTATACTATAAAAAAGCTTGTAAGTAAATGGGTTTAAGCTTTATTTGAAGTATTTTTTTCGTCAAATCCTTGATACATTATGCAAGATTCACCTGATGGAACAGTGATTGTTTCTATAATTGATTTTGTTGATTTTGCATTCTTATAATGTGCTATAATAAAGACTGGTTTTCCATCAACTTCAGCACCAGTTCTTCCAGTGTATGTTTTTGACATAAACCAACCTTTAGATTCTAAAAAAGTATGAATTGTTGTAGAGTCATTACAAACTACTGGTATTTCTTCAATCCAAGATGAATCTGGGTACTTATCGCTTTTTGGTAATGATTCTTGAGCAAAGCTTCGCCCTGCTCCAATAGTAAGCAAAAATGATAAAAATAATATGAATATATTTTTTTGCATTTAACAGTCTTTCTTTTGTATTTTAATTGACTGTCGAAGAGGTAGGACTCTGTATTGTAAAATAACTATATCTTAGGGTCACGCTATTTGTAATATAAGTCACATCAGTATTTTTAGAATCGAATGTCATCGACGACAATCCTGTTGGAAACATATTTTTAAACGTGATTATTTTACTAATTCCGTTATTATTATTTAGTATTAATAATGTGCCATCTGAATAATTTTTTGCTAATTCTTTTAAATTTGCTTTATAAGCTTCAGTGTCGGTAGTTGGAAAATTTAAATATTGTTCATAGTTTCTTGGTTTGCCAAGAGCGACCATCCAACGATATAGTGCGAGATAATTTTCCATATCTTCATCTACTATAAATTCTAAATTACAAACACCATAAACAAGTTTTTCTCCTGGAATGTAAGCATCTGAAAGTGGAGTTGCTTGAACAACTTCACCTAATGTAAGATCAGGTATATTAATCGACTGAACGAAATAATTTACATTTGGAATACGTGCAAATGAAAAAGAAAATCCGTTAGGATTAAGTGGGTTAGTGTTTGATGGTTTATTTGAAGTTTTAAGAGTCATATTATAATTATTTAGTATAAATGAAAAAGGGGGAGATTAATTCATCCCCCCCTTTAAAATTATATAATCAACTTCTTAGATTACATTAAATTCGTCACTGCTACTTTTCTGTAGTAGAAGTTAGTATTTGATGTTAATCCTGCGAATGGATTCGCTACCATACCATAACGTGTTTTAAACGCTATTTTTGGTTGGAATGTAGAAGGATCTACTGCACGCACCAATTGTAATGGAACGTATGGACAATAGAATATTCCAGCATCAAATGCTGAACTACCTTTGTATCCTACTAATAGCAACTGATTCGCTGCATTGTTAGCAGAATATGGATCTACGAACACTTTGTAGCGACCATTAAGGACACCAGCAAAAGTTGTAGAAGCTTCATCTACATTAAGATTTGTTGAAAGAGCTGGAGCATAGTCTAAAGCACCAGACATTGCTAACGCACTCGCAACATCAGAAGAAGCGATAATGAAATTACCTTTTCCTCTACGTGTTTCTTGTGCTATAACGTTTGCTTCTCTCTCTACTTGGAATAATAATCCTTTGAATTTCTCAACTGACCATCTTCCGTTTGAATCTACATCAAGATCAAAAGTACCAGCAGTTGTTGTGCCGACTTGAGCTCCTGTTCTAGCTGATGTGTAAACTGTTCTAATTACTTCTCTATTGATTTCCGCAAGGATTTCAGTAGATAGGATATTTGATAATTCACTCTCAGCATCTAAACCATGAACTGATTTTAGATCTTGTGCTAATTCAACTGTGTACTCAGCTTTTAAAGCACGAGTTTTCGCAGTCACTGAAGTTTTCTCGATTGAAAACGCCATTTGATTGAACGTTGTTGAATCGCCTAATCCTTCAGCATCAGTAGTTGCTAAACCAGTTCCAGTTGTATAGCTACCACTTACTGGATTTGAACCAGCATGCGTGCCTGTACCACCGAAGTCTGTATCAGCTTCGTTAAATAATGCTTCAGTACCATTCTGAGCTGTATATCTGCTTTTCATAGCAAATATTAAACCAGTTGGTTGTGTCATAGGTTGAACTCCGCAAATGTCATAAGCGATCATTTGTGGAATTGCTCTACGCACTAATGAGATCAATATTGGATCAAACTTAGCTACTCCTGAACTGTCTGGTAATGCACCAGCTGCGTTCGCGTGAGTTGCTTCAAAAAGTGCTTGCTTTTCTTCATTGATAGAACGCTCTTGGTTCTCTAGAAGAACTGCTGTCACTTCTTTTCGGTATGCATCTTTAATAGGTGCAACACCTTCGTGATCTAATACTGGAGCCCATTTTTTTAATAGATCTTGTCTACTTTTCATTTTGTTTCTCCGTTATTATTGTTTTTTAAATTTATTTCTTTGAGCGAGTTAATAGTTCTGCATATGCAGCTATTTTTACGTCAGTTATTTTAGCTGACTCGTTGATAACGATTGGCTCATCAGTCACTATTGTATCTACTATTGTTTTAGTAGAACTTTGAGTCGCAGACACTGCTGAGAAATAATTATCTCTTATTGTCTGTACTTTTCTCTCAAAAGACGCATCATCTTCAAACGTTAGCTCTTCAGCTAATGATTTAAGTTTTTCTGCATCTGTTGACACTAGATCTTTTGAAACTACTGATATGATTTCATTTTTTCGTAAATCACTAAATGCTTTAGAAATTTTAGCATTTTCAGTTGTAGCTTCATCAAGTTTTTTCTTGGTAGTATTAAGTTGATCTTGAAGATCAGAAAGTACATCAAATCTTTCATTTGGTACTTCAATGTAATGGTCTTCGAATAAATTTCTTAAACCACTTACAAAGTCTTCAAGTATTTCAGTCTTAATACCTGATTCAAGAGCGATTTCATTTTGTAAGACCCACTGCTCAACTACATAGCTGAGATATCCATCAACTTTTTCAATCAGGCTCTCTTTGATAACTGACATGTTTTTAGCATTTTCAGTTGTCAATTCATTTGAAATACGAGCAATCTCAGTTTTTACTCTATTGATTACTACGTTTTCGAATATTACTTTTGCTTTTGCTTTAAAGTCTTCAGAAAGTGTTTCACCTTTTAATAATGCTTCAACATCAGCAGATACATCTACTTTAACTGATTCATTAGTTTTTTCGTTCATTTTCACTTCGTCTGGCTTTTTAGCATTTTTTTCTTTAATTTTTTCTTCATCATCTTCAGATTCAGACTCAGATTTCATTTCTTTTTCATCTTCATCTTCTTCATCTTCTGACTCATCTTCAGACTCAGATTTCATTTCTTTTTCATCTTCATCTTTTTCGTCTTCTTTTTTATCTTCAGACTCTGACTTTACTTCAGCTTTTTCTTTTTCTGCTTTAGCTTTTTCTTCAGCTTCTCTTTTAGCTTTTTCTTCTTCAGTTTCTTCTTTAACAGTTTCTTTTTCTTCTTTATCCTTAATTGCTTTTTGCAATGCAGGTGGTAAAGTTTTTTGTTTATCTGTTAATTCAGCTTCTGATTTAACTTCAGCTTTTTCTTTTTCAGCTTTAGCTTTTGCTTCGTCTTCAGCTTTTTTCTTTTCGTCGTCAGTCATTTCTGTTTCTTTTACGATTTCTTTTTCTTTAGCTTTTTCATCTTCTTTTTTCTTATCATCTGTGTTAGGAGCCACTTCTGATTCAGATTTAGTAGATTTTTCTGCTTCTGCTTTTGCCTTTTCTTCTTCTTCTCTTTTTTTCTTTTCTTCTTCAGTCTCTTCAGTTTTTAATGCTTGACCACTGAATGGATTGATTTCTTCTTTCTTAAGAATACCTTTAGCAATATCGTGTGCTTTTTTGATTGTTTCTTTTTCAAGAGGTGGTTCATCACCTGTAATTTCTTTAGCTTTTGCCATGCCAATAGCATAAGCACTTCCCTCTTTATCTTGTTCAGATAATAGAGATTTAGCTTTGTTCGCTTCAGCTAACAGCTTTGCGATAGTTTGTTCGATCTTCATTTATATTCTCCTAATTTAAATGTATAAAGAATGGTTTTCCATTCATATTTAGTTATTTTATTTTCTTAAGAAAGTTTGCAAATTGTATTGCTTGAGCTTCAGCAAGGGCTATTCTATTAGTTCCTGCTATCTCTTTTCTTACTTGCTCTATGTCTTTCTCAAGGAATTTACCATCAACGAACACCCACTCTTTTCCTTCCATAACACCTCGCACAAATGCGTCTGGTGCTGATGGATCAGCAACTATATCACCAGCTGTCGCTAGCATAAAGTCATCTTGTACTAATTGAGTTCCGTCATTTCTTGCTCTTAACGATCCCATCCCTCTAGATGAAACACCTAAATTAGCACCCTCGTCAATTAAACTCTTAACGATTTTACCATATGGTGTATCCATTATTTTCGCTTTTCCGACATAATTATTGCCTTCAAGCTTCAATTCTTTTATCATGTGCGATACTCTATCTAAATTAATAGTAGGAGAATCAGGATGTCCTAATTCACCATACGCACGATTCTTGTCAATATTTTCTTTTGTATATCTTTCAACTTCTTTTCTCATTATATCCATAGGATATACTCTACCATTACGATTTTTAATTTCACCTTGTAAAAATACTCCTTCAATAAAATAATTCTTAGTTGCTCCTGCAGTTGTTGGAGATTCAATTAAGTATTTTACTGATTCTGTAAATTCTCTAATAAGTTTCATTTAACTAACTACCTCTAGCAGTGTTGTCATCATAAGAACCAAATTCAGCAGTTTCTATTTTGCTTTCAAATCCTGAATTCTTACGCAATACTACATAAACATATATTTCACCATTCATAGAGATAGTAATATCAGAAGTGTTTTGTATACCATCTACAAATCCTGAAAATATAAATTGATCTGCATCTGAACCTTGTGCAGCAAATATTTTAACACTGTTTCTTTCTAGATGAAAATGACTATTTGCTAATCCAGCCCAATGTATTTCGATTATATTTACTTTTACTGTGCCTTCAACTACTTCAGTGCTCAATAAAGCATCTACATCTAAATCAAAAGTTGAAGTTTGATTAGTTCCAGAGTCATTTTGAAATTTAACTACAACTTCATGTTTAGCTTTTTTTAATATAGTCTTTGTGACAGCCATTAGTAATACTCCTAATTATTTTTTTCGTTATTTTCTATTTTATCTTTAAATATCACATTAGCAACTTCTTGCTTTAAACTATCTAATCTTGCTGATACTTTTTCAGCCATTACTGTTGAAAACGATGCATTAATTGCGTCAGCATTTCCTATTTCAATATTATCAATTAAGTCTCTAATTTTTTGTTCCATAATTTTTTCTTCTCCTACATAGTGTTTTATTTTTTTATAAGCAGTATTATCTATATGGTCATCTGGATCAAAGTTCTTGCCTAT